TTAAATATCATGATTCTTATATTGTAAGAGATTAAATATAATTCCGAACTGTTCTTGGGGCGAAAGTTGAAAAATCGACATTATATGTAGGCTGATATTAAGGGTTAGTATCTCTTTTTTATTATTTATTGGGTATATATCAGGGTATAGTATTTCATCATCAGAAGTATTGCGAAGCAGGTCCAATATTTCACGAAAAATAAGCTTAAAATCATGTAGTATACGTTGAGAATCATTGTTGAAAGATGCTATGATTTCCTTATAAGTAGTGCTATGTTGCTGGTATGCGTATTGGTATCTATCCAAGGTTTTTTCTTTCATACACTCCATTTGAACGGCATTATATAATCCATTAGGATCCACTGCTTCAAGGACAAGGTTATCATACATATTTTTAAAAAAATTCGAAACCCCACTTTGTAGGATGTCAGACGCATCATAAAGTTGATAAAAATAATAGGTAGCAATTATACGCGAATAATTTTTCTGTGTTCCATCTGGAAGCTTAGCGTATAACTGAAGAAACAGCCGCCAGATTTGCGTAAAATATGGTAACATGCGCTTAAATAATGCAATTCCTCCGAACTGCAAACCTTTATAGAATAGCGTTTTATAAGGAAAGGAAATTTGGACGGTTCTATGCAACCCACTTAATATTATTTTTATAAAATTTTCAATTTTCCTATATATTCTTTCAATCGGCACCTCATCAGTATAGATAAATAGATAATAGCCTTCTTCCATATTTTGATTCTTGCCAATATAGAACCCGTAAATATGGCAATCGTTAGCAATTACAGAAATATCTTCTAAATACTTACTGAAATGCATATCATTTCCACGTTGCATCGGGAAAAAGACCATAATATGATGATCATGAGGATATGTAAAAACCCATGAACTCGTCCATGTATATTGAGGGCCCCCAAAATTCATCAATATCTCTTCAATATCCTGTATGTAAATTGAAGGATCATTTGTTTTTATAAACTGTTGATATGAATTGAAAATTGCCAAATCGGGAAATTGCGAAGTAATTATGCGAGAAAGGTGCTTCGCATCTGCTACATATTTACAGGTTATTAAACGCGAAATATCCAGTAGTAATTCAGATGCACAATATATTTTTTCAGTTAGAGACGAACTATTTTTTATCACATCCACACCAGATGTTATCTTGTGAATGAGTCCGTAATCTAACTGTTCACACCTAATTTCATCAACGGTATTCAAGACAAATCTTTTAGTTTTAGTTAGTATTTTAGATGCTATATCTTTAAAAATTATCCCATTGCGAATCATCGAAACATAAACTCCCTTACCTCGATTTATGTCTTGGATAATAATGTCTTGAAATTTATAGTACGGGAAAAATATTAATTGCACATACTTTTCTCCATAACATACAGATTCTGTATAAAGATAATTCACATTCCGAGATAGAACAATAATATCAATATCAGAATTCCTTGTGGACGATTTTGTAGCATAACTACCTGTTAACATTAGCCCATCAACCAATCCAAATAATTCTGAAAATTTATTCCTCTCTCCCGATAAGAGGCGTTCTATTTCCGGAATAAAATTCATACCTACGACACGAATTGTTTTATATTATAAACGCTTGTGTGCTATTAAAATCAATAACCCACAAGCGTTTGTTATACATCACAAAATTACTGTTGTATATTTTCCAGATACAATGCGCGTATTATGTCGCCTGGAAAGATGCCATATGAGTTAGCAATATGATTGAGACAACACCTAAAATTTAAGATATATTTATTACTTTATAACTTTAATTTCATTAACAATATATTCATTACCATTCTTTTTTATGGAAATAACTATTTTGTAAATTTTTCCATTTACCTTATAAGAAACAAGACAATCATTATCATTCAATTGTTTGAATTTTAAACTCTCAGACCATACCCTGTCGAAATCATAATTATCAATTAATAGGTCATAGCCTCGATACCCATCCATCGAATTCTCGAATTCAGCATTCTTATATTGAACTAGAGCGTTTTCTGACAGATGTCGATTTCGTAGTAATGCCAATTTTGAACTCAAATCTTTTGACATCTCAGAATATTCCGCAATATATAGCTTATAGAAACTCTCTAAAAATGCTTGTGCTGTTTCTTGATTAATATGAAGCGAATTTTTGGATTTACATGATATAAGGTCATCACCATAATGAGATCCACTCCATATGGGAGTAATATAAGTAATCAAACATTTTCCATTAATACTCTGAGCCTTAATGGGAATTTCTTTTATCGTTGTGCTATCTTTTTTGTCCCAATAATAGCGAACCATATACCAATTCTTAATTAATGGTTCAATATTTAGAGTTTCAATCGCATCCAAACTCGCGTCTTGGGCTCGAATTAATGGATCAACGTTAGTCGCATTTATAAGTCTATCGACTTTTTCTAATAACTCTTCCGTTAAATAGGATCTGCATAATTCTTCATTTCGCGAATTATCATGCAAAATATTCTCTAAATATGCTGTATAAAATGTTTTAATTTGCTCTCTGCAATCACCTCGACAAACTGTATTAAAACATAAAATAAGTAGCAGCGATAATAAAAATCTTTTCATAATATTATTTTTTAGCGTCTCCAAATAGAGTAATCAGGATCATTTCTATATGCACTTCCTCCAAACATATCGCGTTGGATGAAGTCGGATATCCAATCGGAGCCATCATACATAGCTATATGTCCATGTTCATGGCCCTCTTTTGCCTCATGTACGACAATATCTCCAGCTTGTGGTATGTAGTTATTCGGATCGACCTCATAAAAGCCAAGAGACGGGAGGAAAGAATCGTAATCCTTTGCTGAACCAGGTCGCCCGTCAGTACATAAACCTCCCGCTTCAAGGGCCTCTCTTACAGCCCTCGCACACTGTCCTTGAGATGTGCTATGAGCATGCGCCCTTAGATAATCAGTTGCAGCTTTGACATCGTAGCCGCCGTCGTCTCGACCGTCTCCTCCGTCATCTTTCCCTTGATCGGAGTCGTCATGACGATCCATATCGGGATCTTCTCGTTCTTGAGGGTCATTTTCGTGCGGGTCATATCCATACTCAGGCAATTCTGGAGCTACTACTACATCAGGAATTTCATACGGATTATTCTCTTCTCCTGGAGAGCCATGCCACCAGCCATCATCGGGATATATTGAATCTCCGTGCCCCCCGTCATAACCACCTGTAATTTTCCGAGTTTCCAAGAGGGAAATTGTTGGGATGTTTAACTCCAACTCCTTTAACGTCCTTTTCATACCATTTACTTCATTCGATACATAGTATTAAAATGCTTATTTACCTAACGCAGCGAGAGCATTTATTTTTAATTCATATGGCCTAGTACCTATTCTATGGAAAACAATACATTTTTTGTTAGGTAATCGACAATTATAGTGTAGTTTGGATCCCAGCCTGGAATACGATCCTGATAGATTTCTTTATGATATTTTTTTGCCAGATAATTATAAGCCGCAATAGTTTTGTTCTTATCTATAAGCTGTTTTTTATAAAAACTTTCATACTCTTGACTTGTTAAATTACTTTTCAAGATAGGAGAAATATCCACAAGCATCAAATATATACGATCTTCATCATTATTGTTGATATAGTCTCTAAACGCTTTATTAAATGACTGTAATTTAGGCTGTTCATCAAAAAAAACTTTCAACTCTCCTTTTAGTTTTTTATTGACAGCTTCATCAGTAATTATAGCGTTTAAATAATCAACAAAATTCTCTATGGCTAAATCAACATTATGATTGTAGAAATAAATAAAATCATAGTTGTCCTTCAATATTGATTTGGCTTGATTTTCGTCACGTATTAGATATAGCATATTATAGGTTCCTCTTCGATATAAAGCATTTTTGACCTCAGATAAATATGCATCAAAAAAAACATCCAGAGATTTAGCGTTATATATCTTCGTTAATAATTCCTCTAACGATGCATACTCGACCCCATTAATATCTATAAACGAAAGATCCTCTCCTCGTTTAATACCTAAATAGTCATTGTTGTATTTTCGACTTGGAGTCGGAGAAAAGAAAAAGCAACTATCATTAGATAGAATCGTATTCTTGAAATTCGAGATATTTAATATCTTAGTCTCTCTTAATTGCCTGTCACTATATTCTCCTTGATAGTATCCCGGTCCAATACGATTATCATAAAGATAAGCTTTATCCTCTGTCACTACATAATAATCCTGCGCTGGAGTGCACTGAAGTGCATCCATAAGGTGCCCATGAAAATTAAATGGAGAGTAAACCACAATAGGCACCTTTTTCCCATCAGGAGCAACAGTTGTTTGAGAAAACAAACAGATGGGAATTAGGGAAAATATAGCTATAATAAATAATCTTTTAGCGTTCATAATCTAATTAATTTGTAATTTTCATTCATTATCTCACCTTATTTGAATAGAATAATCTGACAATCATGTACTCCAATAGTATCATGTGTACCTAAAACAGGATCATAATAATCATATGTCTTTGTCTCTAAATCATAGTCTTCAAGATATACCATATGACCAACCCCCTCGTTGCTAATATAACCTAGACCAGCCCCTCCGTTATCAAAGTGATTTGAAATATTCTGTGATGTTGTAGTGCTGTCGTCAACTCCAAATGTCACGACAAATCCAGCAGCCTCAAGGAGATTTGCCATTTCTTGGCCAGAAGGCGAAGAAATTCCTAAAGAGCCCGGGGTGGGGTTTGGGTTTATTCCGCATTTATCAAATGCATCATCGGCAGCCTTAATTGCAGCAGCAGCAGAACACCCTCTGGCTGCTTGAATTGCCGCTGCAATAGAGCCTAATACACACCACCCATCTGGCACTTGCACTGTCAGTTCATTTGTACTGTCGTTGTTATTCTGCTCTCCTGTGTTTATTTCATTATCACGCCCATCTTCACCTTGATACATTTCATGTTCCTCTTGTTCCAGCGGATCATTCTCACGCGGATCATATCCACGATCCGGCTCTGGGCTTGCGATTACAACGACATCATCTCCATTTACCTCAAAAGCTATATTTTGATCTTCGTTATATCCACCGACAATTTTTCGAGATTCCAGAAGATCAATGGTTGGAATGGCCAATTCTAATTCTTTTAATGTCAATTTCATCCCCATAGTTTTTAAGTTTGGTTAATATTATTTTTTATAAATATACATTTTTTTCAAAACAAACCCAATTTCATCCTGGAAACTTATTAGCAATGAAACCTCCCGTGATATATTTACTAATATTTTGCAAGATACGAAATAATTATAAAGAATTAGCATAATTGTGAATAATGCATCATTTGTCTTAAAGACAACGTATTAACAACCAATTAAATATGCATTAGTTTCTATAAACACCAGAAGGTTATAAAATTCTAATAGATTCACTTTCAACAATAAATTTTCTTGTAGCTATTTCATTTCTGCCGACGCTATTCACTCTATTTGCCAGATAGACATAGTGTTCATCCATCGTAGAAAACTCTTTCGTTGGCAGATCGAATAGTTCGCTGCCTTAGGCGTACATATATTAATATTCATTGAACGCATCCAATGCATTGTTGAAAATAGAATCATTCATATCGTTCAAAGTTTGATTCCAAGCTATTCACAAATATATAAAAATTTCACAAAATCAACTAATTTCCTATTACGTCAATTGAACTTTTACATAAAAACACTCGTTCCTCTCAGTATCTAATCCTTCGCCAAAATCGGAAATGAATTATAAGGACGTGCCCAGTGTCCAAAATGGACACTCATGCAGAAGATCGACCACTTGCTCGGCGCAATTAAGGCATTCATATCCCAAGCGGGTAAAGCAACATTTGTTTCCTGCTCCGGGGCAAAGGTTCGACAGCACTGCTGCATCTGACACACCGCTACATCAACTCACAAATGAACGTCGTGTTTTGTAATATGAAAAACGCCCCCCCCCGAAATCGTTCGCTTTGTCCGCCATACGGAAAACACAACCATCATTAGCCCGACAATTATCATTCGTCAGGTCTTAGAAAAGTATGGATTTCCACAGATATCGAAGGGGCAGGCACACGGCATCCAGCAGGCAAAGACCACGCGTAGCGAGGAACTGCACGACATTCGTTTGAACGGTACGGATTGTAACAAGGGGGCTTATCGACGAACCCGCCCATAGTTTTGGGAAATGTTGTGAATGCTAAAAAAATGGTCGCTTGCCCGCTATGTCAAATAGTCCTGGGAAGTATCTCAGATTGATGCGATGACTACAGAGTGCATCCAGTGTCAACAGCAATCCGTCGTGGCGGTTGTGACTCGTTCAGAGGAAAGAACGTAGCCGGCTATTCGCTCAATAATGGACATATTATATAGAATTACATTCAAACTTTCAAAATCTCCAGCTGCGAACTATACGGTCAAGGACATGTCCGTACCGGTTGCATGCCCCCCCCAAAAAAAAATTCGGTTTGAACGGCAGGCTATACCGTTTGCGTGAAAAAGAGTGCCCATTTTCTCAGTAGTCCTCATGTGCTTAAATCTATACTGCAAGTATTAGTGGATTAGGTTTTAAGTGCAAACAACAATATAATATTAACGAATACACTAATTTCTAATTTTACATGGCAATTGATTCAAGCAAAGACCGATTTCGTAAAACCTTTCACGGAAATTCTACCTATTTTTTAACAAAAGAGAATATGTAGTGACATATGAATAATATACAGGGAAGCAGGGAGCTGAAGTCACTTATTGATGAGGTAATGCAATTTTGCGAACTCTATGTGAACGACGGACGGGAATGTACCGGGCGGCGGTTCGTTGGAATTGAAATAGATCCGGAAATATACACGACAGCACTGAACAGAATAACAAATGAGCAGCACCCAGGAAGTATGGGTGGACATTCGTAATTATGAAGGGTATTATCAAATCAGCAACAAGGGTCGTATCAAGAGTCTCGAACGCGAAGTCTCGCACGACGGAATCACGTGTACGCAGCCCGAGCGTATTTTATGCCACTGGTGCGGCACCACTTCACTCTACGACTGTGTAAGGCTTTACAAGGGAGGGGTCGGTACCAAGTTTACCGTTCACAGATTGGTCGCGGAATATTTCCTTGAGGACTGGGATCCAAGACTGGAAGTCAACCACCTTGACGGAAATCGCTACAACAATGCCGCAGACAATCTGGAAATGTGCACGCATCAGCGGAACATGGAGCACGCCATCGCCAACAATCTGAAATGGGATTATGGAGAGAAGAGCCCCAATGCAAAATTGACCAATGCCGAGGCGGAAGCAATACGGGTTGCATACCACGCCGGAGGAATCTCCCAGGAGAGCCTGGCACTACAATATGGTGTGTCCAGACAGACTGTCTCTGACATTATCAACTACAAGAAATACATTCGATAATATGAAAATAACAGAGGTAACAATTAAAAGAGCGGGCAATGCAATCACAGTGATGGGAGGGCGCGTGGGGGGGGGGGGGGGTGGGGGGGGGGGCCCCCCCCCCCCCCCCCCGTAAGGCGGATATCGATGTCGATTACGCCTCGGACCGCAGGCAGGAAATCAAGGATTACCTTGAAGAACGATATAACGTCAATGGCCGCCAGCGAGTCTTCTCAGCGGGCACGTTCACAACCATGAAGTTGAAGGCTGCCCTGAAAGATGTGGCAAGGGTGCACAGAATACCTCACCATATAGTCAACTACATTACAGCAATGCTGGACGATACGACGGACTGGACAGGACTTTTCAAACTTGCCCGCTCCAACCGCAAGCTTTATGATTTTATCCAGCGTTACCCGCAGGTTATCGAAGACGTGCGCATGGTGCTCGGCCAACCCAAGGCTGCTTCCATACACGCCTCGGCAATCATTGTCACGCCCGACTCCAAAGATGGGCAAACTGCCGAGTGTTTTGATTTCCTGCCTGTCCGCAAAATGGAAGGTGTGTTGGTTTCCGAGTTTGACGGCTATTCCGTGGATGAGATCGGCCTGTTGAAGGAGGATGTGCTTGCCACCAAGGAACTGGCCAAGCTCAGTGCCGTACTTCGCCTGGTCAACGAGCACTACGGACAGTCGCTCAGCATAGAAAGGATTACCGGCGAGATGCTGGATGACGAGAAGACTTACCGGCTGCTGTCGGAAGGGAACACGCAGAACATTTTTCAGTTCTCTTCACCGGGTATCACCCGTTTTATTCAGGACGTACAGCCCGACTGTATCGAAGACCTGATCGCCATCAATGCTTTGTACCGGCCGGCAACACTCGATATCGGCGCAACGGATGACTATGTGCGTTTCAGGCGCGGAGAAGTAGAGCCGGTATACAATTTCGGTTGCTATGAGGCGACCAGGAACACATTCGGAATTATGGTGTACCAGGAACAGTTCATGTCCGTGGCCCATACCCTCGGAGGATTTGACTTGGGAAAGACAGACTACCTGCGCAAAGCCATCGGAAAAAAGAAAGCCGACCTTATGGCCTCCTTAAAGGCCGATTTCATAGCAGGAGCCATCCGTAACGGCTGCCCCGACTATGAAGCAGAAGAGATCTGGCATAAGATTGAAGTGGCGGGGAAATACTCCTTCAATCGGAGCCATGCAGCGGCATACGCCTTGACTGCCTTCTGCGGAGCATGGCTCAAAGCCAATTTCCCCTCGGCATTCTATACGGTCGCCCTGCAATGGGCCGATGACAAGGAAATCCCTTCCCTCATGTCAGAGATGGAACGGTGCTCGGGCGCCAAGATTGTACCTCCTGACATCAACCACTCTACAGTGGAGTTTTTCACCGATTATACCACGGATGAAATTTACTGGTCCCTGACACGCATCAAACAGGTGGGAATTAAAACCGTTGAATACATTGTGACAGAACGGGCTAAAGGAGCTTTTCTTAGTATCGAGAACTTCATCCACCGGATATTTCGGTACAAGCTCAAAAAATACAAATACTGGGAGGACCCGGATAACCCGGACGAGGCGGTCAAGGTTCCCGTCAATGCCCGTCATGTAAAGAACATGATACTTGCCGGCTGTTTTGACCGAATAGAAAATGTTCAGGCGGTAACCGAACGTCATGCCGTTCTGAAGCGGGCGGCGCAAGAGCTCGGATTCGAACTCCCCGAGAAAGACTTCCCGGAATCCTTGCGTGACAGACACTATTTCTGGTCAAGACTCCAGATCGAAGTTTCGGGTATCGGCAGCATCGATTACCGACGCATATTTGACAATTCCGAGGCCCGCGCCGCGGTCAAGGGAAAGGCGAGCTATTTATCCCTGGAAGAGATACTCAAGGACGAGAATGACGGCCGAAGAGCCACCGTTTGCGCGACCGTAGCCGACGTGTCGGAACACAGCTACAATGACCGAGAAACGGGCTCAAGGAAACGATTCGCCAAACTTGTACTGGCGCAGAACAACCAGCTTGTAGAATGTGTCTGTTGGAATGACTTCTATTCAGCCCATAAAGCGGAAATACTCTCCATGAAAGACAAGGTGGTTATTATGACCGCTGTTATCCGCTACAGCAATTACACGGGCTGTAACGCTTTACAGACCTATAAAAATTCTTTAATGTTTATTTTACCATAATCATGGCACCCAAAGCAGAACAGAAAATATACGTCGGTATCGGTCTCGATTTTGAGACCGGCGGGCTGGATTGTCGGGAATGTGCCTGTACGCAGATCGCGTTGCAGGCTGTCCGGCTGGACACCTGGCAGACCATAGACAGTTATCAGGCATACATTTCTCCATATTGCAGGAGAGATACGGGCATCCCCCGTAAAAAGGTCTTGCGGACAAGACACGAACAGGCGCGGGAGGAACAGACACCGATGAAATACGAGCAGAATGCGTTGGACTATTCGGCCATCACTATGGAGACGCTCCGGAACCAAGGTGTAGACATACAGGCCGTTGCCGGGGCAGTCATCGATTTCGCCAAACGGAATACTCTCTCGAAGGGTCATCCATGCAAGCCGTTTCTTATCGGCCAGAACATCGCGTTTGATATCGGGTTCATGCAGCAACTGATGAACTATGCGGGGCTTGTGGCGGAATTTGAAAAAGTATTTTCCGGGACCAAGGACTACTACGGCAACTTTCAGCCTCATTATATCGACACACTTCTCATCAGCCGGCTGACATTCGCGTCGAATGCCGAAATAACATCCTGCAAGTTAGAAATAGTGGCGGAGAGGGTCGGCGTAGAACTGGATGATGCCCATGATGCTGCAGCAGATGTAACGGCAACCCTTGACATCCTGGGGGTATTTACTTCAAGATTGCGAAACCCGGAAGGAACAGATTCGCTTACCCGTGAAAAGGAAAAAACACGAAAATATTTCAAAATATAGCAATTGTATATGAAAGAAGAAGACAAAACTGCAAACGGACAAATACCTGAAACCATTACGTTCAGGACTGCCGACAGAATGACCTATGGCGCGGTAAACTATGACGGGAACGAGCTCATGGCAATTATTAGCGGCTATGATCTCGAAATCAAGTTCAACATGCGCCTTATCAATTCATTGGCTGATGCTGAGGCTTGTGCTGATGCGCTGGCCCAGGTCTTCTATGAGGCACTGATGGAACAGTTGATACAGGAGAAATCCGAATTTCTGAAAACCCCGAAAAGAGAATGAACCTATTCTTGAATAAAGAAAGAACAACTATGCCGGAAACAAATAATACAAAAGAAAGCAAGGAACTTAAACAGCTCTCTGAGGAGGAACTTCAATTCTGCGAGCTGTATGTAAACGGGGGACTGGAGTTTGCCGGTCGCCCGAAGAAATGTTATGTCGAAGTATTTGGAGAGAAACATACCAAAAACCCCAATGCGGCGGCGAATTACCTTATGAACAAGCCTCATGTGCTGGCACACATCAAAAGCCTGCTTTCGTCGGAACGGTTCGAAATGGAAACTATGGCCGTGAAGCTTCAGGTTACCGAGACGCTGAAAGCCGTCATGGACGAAACGGCAACGGCGGACTTTACAGACCGCTTCGGTGTCCCTCTCTCTCCGGCTCCCCTCAGGGCCGTTTCTGTGAATGCCGCCAAAGCGCTGATGGATATTTTCCCCATCAAACACAAGGAGGAGAACAGACTGCGCATCGAGGGCGGTGACGGGAACGTGATATTCAACGTGATAGTCCCAACAAACCCGTCTCAAGATGAAGAAAGGGAAGATTGATAAAAACGAGGTGGCATGGTGGGTATATCTGGTGATTCTGGTCGCACTTGTCGTTTATGGATTCTGGAACAGTGCAGCGGCAGAATTGCTCTTGAGGGCAATAAAGGAAGCGTTCTCTATACTAATCGAATAATACTACCATTATGGAACAACTGAAAGAATTCGTACTCAAGTATTTCAAAATCATTGTTGCGGTACTGACATTTGCACTGACCCTCTATATTCAGCACATCAACAACACGGCTCAAATTGCGGAACTGGAAACCAAATGTGCCGGATTGGAAGCGACTATCAAAGATCAGTATGACCGTATCAATGCCATGAAGCTCGACAAGTCGGTATTTGAAGCGACCATGATGCAGCTTAACACGGTACAGAATGATTTACACGAGATTCGTGCGGATATACGGGAACTGCTCAAATGCCAGTCACAACATTGAAGAGAACAAACGAGAGACGGATGTTATGATAAAGAATGCCTATGTGACCATTGTCGCCTCTGACGAATTGACCCAAATGCATCTGGACGAACTTGTCGGGCGCAAAGGGCTTGTAGTCGAAGACCTTTCCTTTATGGAAACCAGTCCTCGTGGCGGCATGGTACTCCTTGAAGAAGCTTATTTGGATGAGTTTATATGGTTCATTCCAGAAAATGCTGTAGTCTATGAGTAAAGTATTGTCAAAGTATCTGCTCGTGGCTGTACTGCTGCTGTCGGGCATCGTCTACATCCAATATCGCAGGAACGTACACCTGGCAAACGAAAGAGACCGCTACCAGGCAAACAATACAGCTTTGCTGTCTGAGGTGCGCCGTATGCGTATCGATTCCACAACACTCGCTGTCGATACCAAAGGGTTACGGTTGACGGTGGAAGAGTACAAACGCTTCCGTGCACAGGATGCCGAGACCATAAAAAAACTTGGGGTGAAGATCAAGAATCTCGAAGCGGCCGCCAAACATCAGTTGGAGGTAGGTGGACCAATCGATGCAGCCGTAAAGGATACCGTCATTATACGCGATACCGTTCCGTTGCTCCGTCAAAAAGTGGAGATGATTACCCCGCACATCCAACTTACCGGAATGATTGAGGATAGCCGATTAAAGGGCCAAATCCGGGTTCCCGTAACATTAAATCAGGCTATATGGGTAGAATACAAAGGGTGGTGGTTCTGGAAACGGGTCAAGGCCATTCATCAGTCCATCTCTAGTGACAACCCATACGTGGACATTAAATACACGGAATATTTCCAGATACAAAAAGGATGATGAACCTACCGAAGGACACTAGTTGAGTTGGCTTTCATGGCCATTATTTTTTGTCATGGTACATTGACGGAAACAAAAATGGGACCGTATCATTCGATACGGACCCACGTAAACTGGTTGAATGTCCTGCACATTTGACAAGTGCCAGCGACGGCATTTTTGATTGGGCTTCCTCCAGTTTTATTGCAACAAGTTTTAAATGTGGCTATATAAGTTCACAATTGTTATAAGCAATTTCTCATTATGGCTTTGTATTTCATAAAAAAAGGACGCAAGTACCATTCTTGAACGTCGGGCCTCGCATAGCCTCTCTATCAATCACAGTCCATGCGTCCACGGCTATACCACAAGGTATATACCGAGGACCGCAAGCCGACTGACTGATAGAGATTACGAGAATTGCGAGTTCGACGTTCAGTTCAGCGGGTTGCCCCTTATATGTTAGTGCTCATTTGATATCTTTTGCAAAGATAGCATATCTTTTTTATTGTTTGTTATGTTATTAAAAAAAACGGGACAATGTATTATGGCCGCAGGTTCGATTACTTATTCATGGCTGTTTTGCCCATCAGCCGCAGAACCGGCTCTCGTTGGATATGGTCTTCCTTATGCGTGTACCCCGTCGAAAGTCCTTCTATAAATATTCGATTCAACTCGTTGGTCAGATTATCGACTGAATCCTTGCTTCGTAGTTCAGATAGATGAAATTGGCTTTGTAGGCTGGATCCTCAACCCGTTGGCACACACCAAGCCGATTCCCCGCATGCACCATTCGTGCAGTTCTGCGAGCATCTCACTCCAGACCAAGGTGCTCCCCATGTGTTTGTTGGAGCCCCCCCGACATTTCACGGCACTTGTCTTCACAGATCCAGCTCTACGGAAAAGGCTTCGGTCTCCACACTCCACTTGCGGTGGATCTTCATGTATTCGCAATCTTTGAAGGCGAACATGTAATACATCTTCAGAGATTGAGTGAGTCATTACGAGACGTCCTCGCAGAGGTTGTTATGAAGCGGTGGGATGCTTGTCTTGCTCAAGTGCTCGCCATAGAGATCCTGGATACCTCGCCGAACTGCTCCTGCGTGAGACCTTTCGTATAGAGCATTCCGGCTAGACGTTCGCACTCATCCTCCTGATTGCATAGGATCGCCAGTATTCGAGGATGAAAGTTCTCGTAGCAGTCGCGAGAATCCGGGACGTCAGCATACATCTATGGCCGCAACTACGCCCCGGACAGAAACCATTGCATTTGTTTTTGAGGAAATATCTCCGTAGAAATATCCACCACTTCGAAAACATCATATTCTCCAATAAAATCTCCAACAGGTCCTATAACCATTTTTACCATATTAACTCGTAAAACTGTTTCTTTGTCAAGCCCATAAAGCCTACTCTTTTATTGTTGAGAAGACAAATCTGGTAAATCTGTAGCCCCACATCTACATTTTGAAACAGTATCATTCAATGTGAAATTAATTTGATTAACTTCATACCATCCAAGGATTCCTGTACGGATCATAATCCGTTTGGAAGGTAGCCAGTTGCCAGTCGGTGACTGGCTTTTTCGTCTCATCAAGTTTTCGTGGAATCTGCGGATTGAGACGCAACTTGGCCGCATCATTAAGCCATTTCATGGAATCCTCGTAGTCGCGCATACGGACTACGCTGACATTATTAGGTGCAATGAGTTTCGTGAGTTCGTACAGTGCCAACCGCACCATGTGTTTCTTGAGGTTGTAGTTGCGGGGATCGTGCAGCGAAATGTTCCGCCCGACTTGTGGTATGTCGGCGTTTACGTCCGTTTCCGGGTAAAAAACGTGTCCGTTATAAACCACATATTCATTTTCAGACAACTCATAAGCATTGTACTCGGAATCATAATCAGCTATGGCGCCCCAGCAGTCCGACGTCATCGGATCGAGGTTACTGTCGAAGTTATCCAGTGTCATCAGCGTGAAAAATCCGTTGTCATACTCCACAACACTCCATAGGGGATATTCCACCGGGTTCCACGGTGCGATTTCAGCCTCCAGCCAGCCATTCACCATCGGAATGCGAATATCATCGAATTTGTAGCCGTTCTCCTTGAGACAGACATAAATCACGTCATTGTAATTCACCTTGTCTCCGGGATAATAGGTGTTGAACTGCGAATAACAGGATACGTGACAAGCATCAAGGTCAATTCCCGAATATTCTTCCCAATATTGACCTGTTGCCGGCTTGCGATATCCACTGATGGAACGGATAACCTCATAAATCTGTCCATCAAAATAGATATGCACGCCTACCGGATAGGTAATACGCCGATTATATTCGGCAATATATTTACCCTTGGCAAGTTCCTTTTCAACCTCATAGTTCTCGGACAGGTACTCCACAACGCTCATCTCGGCCGATTCTTCCGCCTGGATGAAACGGTCTTCGTTCCCCCTTGTCAGTTGGGAAAGAGCCTCCGGAGTGATTATCCCCAGATAGTCATTGTTATTGAGAAAACGTCTGTACATGTCGTCCTTATATTAGTATGAAAATCCTTCCTGTATCACAGTGGTAGATACCACATAGCCATTGCCGTCACCGCCATTTTTGTATTTGTACCAACTGTCACGCAGGTAAAAGCACAACAGGTAATCAAGACAGTCTGAGAGATGTCCGTATCTTTCGTATTTGACTCCTGTTTTGGGGTCAGTTACTTTATGCTTGCTTTTGGTTCCGTCCTCATTGCGCAACTGGTATATAAGGTCCTGCGTCAGACGTCGACACTTGATGTCGATCTGAATCTCCCAACCTTCATATCCATTAAAAACTTCATTGACAAACTCGCAACGCGTGGCTTGCGGAGGTTGCTTTCGCAGGAGTTTGATTTTGGGTCTCAGTATCCCTTTGCCGAAAGTGTCTACAATAATGGTATAATTGTTTACGCCATCCTCATTGGTCGTTGAGCGTTGCAGACCTGCCGGGTCGCCAGTCACATCCACGCCACCGATATGCTTGTCCCTGTATAGTTTCATTCTTACCTTGCGGGCAAGAGCCGGGGTGTTATTTTCCTTGTCTTCCGGCTTGCCGAGTATTTCCTCAAGAATGTATACCTTCTTGTTGTCATAATCAATTTGAGCGGAAAGCACTGACATCTGTGGCGCCACATTGAAGTCCCATACGGTTATGATGGGACGGGTCGGATCATAAACTTTCTCTTTCAAACCGGTTATAAGGTGGCGTGCCCCGTCAAAGCCTCCATAAACCGCCATGTCATTCGCTTCCACGAAATCCCAGTTACCGTACAACAATCGCTCTTTGGTTGCCTGGTCCCGAATCTTGTTAAGGGCTGCTTCATATACTTGCCTGAAAGCAATATTGGGATTGTCAAAAACGCTGAACGGAACATACGCTTCACCTTCACGGCATTTCACACTTTCGCCATTCTCGTCCTGAACAAAGCGGGCACGAACCCATGTAATGGTCGGGTTTGTGGTCAGCAACATCCGCGGTGTCTTGAAGGTATCATGGATACGCCAACGCAGTCGGGAGAACAGGACTTCCACCGCTTTCTCGGAAATCTCGGAAACCTCATCCACCAAGGCAATGGTATATTCCGAAGAGCCGAAGCGCTCAAAGTTCGGGTCGCTGGGAATATCGGCCATCTCTTTCATGATGATTACCGAATCGTTCCAGAATGTCAATGTGCCTTCGAGATTGTTGATCTTATAATTGACATCCTCCTTCAAGCCCCAATCTTTCAATATGGCCTTAATGGTGTTCCATGTCGATTCTTTTAGCGATTTGAGGGTCTTTCGTCCAACTACCGCTCGAATGTTCTCGAAGCGAATGCACGATGAAACGAGCCATACACTACCGATATAGGAATTATGCGTTACGGTAAAGTTGTCCGTGATGTACAATCCACAAGGCTCATCTACGGTTATGCAGCGCCCCTCACGTTTACCGATATATTCCGCATCAACAATTCTTTTCCCCAGCTCTGATACGCCTCCGTTATATTCATGACGGCACCGACATCTTTTCCTTGAAAGACTCACAAGATCAGGATTCATCCGTGTGCGGATATACACGTCATATGAATCGTTACATTTAACCCGGCAACCGCTTTTATCCCTATAACCGGACGGATTCCTTTTTACGGTTGCTATGCCACCCAACGAACGGATAATGAATGCGACATCATCAGCCAGTCTTCGACTCGTGGTACAATAAGAAATGTGTCCACGTTCATCGACATAGCCATCAGTATCCATTATTCCTTGAATAAGCCTTTTGCGTTCCTCAATGGTGGCGAGTTTATACTGGTCAGGAATAAATTTGTTGGATGAATCGCAGCCCGACAACTTCAAGTTGCATAATGCCTCCACCAAGGTCCGGTTGTAAATCATATAACTTTTGGCCCGGCTTCCGGCTTTTGCTTGAGAATGCCCCATGTCATATCCATATTGCATGAATTTCTGAACAATCTCATCATCCATGGTTGTAAGTTGGACTGCATTGGCCTCAATGACGGAACGCGTTATACAACCATCTCCAAGAAGGGCTCCAAGGATATACGGTTCTATGGGTTTTGTCTGTTTATATCTGTTGCCCACAGTAAATTGTACAGGAGCACACAAGGGGATAATTAAATTCATTCCCTTGTACATTCCCGACTTTTTCCGACATATCCAGTCATGAATCATCCGGGCACTCCATATCCTTTCATTACATACATTCCCTTCTGCATCTTTGCGTTTCGTCCTTTTTCGGCTTAAATGCAGTTGCCACAAATGACCTGAAGAACAGTCGTAATGTGTACCATCAATAAAATGAATACGATAATAGTCATGTTCTTCAATAGGATGTAGCCAGATAATTCGCTGTTGTCTACCGGTTGTGGCAGAAGAAATGATATCTCCTACTTTCAAATCCCGAATCTTGCGGAATCCGAAAGGCGTGCAAACCTTTGAATCCAGGAGTCCGGCTTTTCCACCTCCGGCCGCCCCGCCACCCAGAATTAACTGGGGCAAGTTTTGTGTTTTACACTTGGTACATTGGGGCTTATACTGCGGATTTTGCTGCTGATCATAACCGATGAACACCTGTTCTATGGTACCGCCACAATGCGGGCAGGAGTTCGGTTGCAACAACTTCCACAACTCATATTGACGGGGAGATGGCGCAAAGTCAATACGGACATTCCTGGGAGCCTTGAGTCTGTTAACAGCCATCTCGTTATACGATCTGGATGGTTATATCATCATGCCCCTCAAGAAGCGAGTATAGCTTCTGAAAAGTAACTTTCGACTCAAGAACCTTCCCTTTGACAGTGTTCTTTCCTACAATGATACATCCCGCAGAATCGGTTTCAGTATTCCCGGAGTGGATAAGGATACCCAGAAAGTGCGGAACATCATGCAGGTAAGGCATCTTCCGCTTGTATTTGGGACTATACTCAAGAGTTATCCTATATGTACCGGCAGGAATGGCTGTTCGGGCATACACTTTTTCCTTGCAGGTGCATGAGCGCCCGCGAGTCGTATCCGGACAGGTTGCCGGCAACTCACGAACGGTATCCTCGATGGTGTTACAAAAAAACTTGCCGTCGATGAATAAGTCACCAATCGTGTAGGAGGTGCTTTTGAATTTTCTGTTGAGAACTAACTTCATTTTGATACTTTATTTGTATCAAAAGAATAGAAAGTCTCAACTGTGAATGTTTAGACAGGAATACGGTTGAAGATGCGATGGATAATGAATAAAATTTGTATTTTTGCCTCCGGGCAATAACAAATAATATGAACCGCTATGACGAAAGCAGATTTGATAAGGGAAGTATCGCAGCAAACCGGTATAGAAAGAGCAATCGTAGCTCAGGTGATTGAAGGCGTGATGGAGGGTATTAAGTCTTCGCTGATAGGGGGAGAGGAAGTTTATCTCCGTGGATTCGGTAGCTTTATTCTTAAAAAGAGGGCTGCCAAGACTGCCCGCAATATCTCCCGGAACACGACGATCATTGTACCGGAGCACACGATTCCCGCGTTCAAACCCAGCAAGGCCTTTGCTGAAAAAGTCAGGTGATTTGAATAAGACTGGACTATCGAGGGTCCCTTGATACTTTATATAAGGACCTCAAAATCCCGTTTTCACAAACAAACAAGAATCGTCCGTTTGCCAGAACGCATTCGTGTACGTGTTTGTCCTCAGGATCCGTGTCCAGCATCTTTTGAGCCTGCACCGGGCCAATCACCTGCATGGTTACTCCCATTACTACTGCGCTGGTTGCGTCTGCTGGAATTTTCAGCAATTCATCCAATATAGTCGTTTCCATAACGGATCATCGTAGCTCGAAGTCCCGTCAAGCATTTTATATGCCAAAATAGAAAGCGTGGGACATAACTCGTAGCACCGAGGTTCTGGTAAAACCCATCCGCAAACAAGTTAAGCCCACGCAAAATGTGGGCGCAAACTGTTTGTCTTGCGGATGAAAGAAATTTACCAGATTTCGGTGCAAAACAAAAGCTAACGCTTTCTTATATTTTTTGGTAGCGAGCAGCTACCAGAAACGTCTGTTCCTATTATTTTTTTGACGCTTCCAAAGAAACCTTACGGAATTCTTTCATCATCTTTTCGATGGACAATGATGTCTTGCGCGCACGTGTGCCCGCAGCCTTGTTTCCGTTTTCTTCCTGAAGTTTGGCATCCTTTGCAAAGGCATCAAACGCCTCATGGATCTTTTGAAGTAGTTCGTCCATATCTATGATTCTTTATTATTCGTTCGCAAATATAATGCAAAATCAGAACATGGCTTCCATCTCCAGTTTAATTTCATCTCGTTTTGTGTTTTTATAATAATGCTTGTATATTGTCATCGGGCTGTTTCCTGCCATCTCAGCAACCACTCCCGCAAGTTTCCCGCTGTCAACCATTTTAGAGATAAACGAGCCCCGAGCGGAATACCATGTAATATTTTCAGTAATACCGAGCATCTTACATGCTTTCGTCAAAGTTCTGGATACAAGTTTAGAGATTTGCTTTACTCGTGTTTGTCTCTTTGAAGATGTTGTATGCTTATGTGTAAAGACCGGAAAAACATAGTTCCCATAACATGCCCCAACATATTTATTCATGATCATCTTGGCTTTGGTTATAAGTATGGGCTTGGCCGTTTTAGGGAACTTGATACGTTCGTAAACAATGCGGTCGTCTTCAACCAAATTCCATGTCAAATTACACACATCGACGTTTGCCATTCCGCCAGTGTAGTAGCTGAATAAGAATAAATCAAGATGTAATTGTTCCTTCGGCGAGAACAAAGTTCGGTCAATATTAGCAATCTTTTCAATGACTTTATCCGAAACAGCCTTTGAGGTAGTCTCATCCCATTTGATATCATCTCCCAGGCAAAGGAACGCATCCATATTGACACCATACATGCCTTCTTTATATGCATAATTACATATGGCCCTTAATCTCCTAAGCTTGGTTGTAAGGCCGCCTTTATTGCCGTTTTTTATGCCCCTTTCTTTGATCCAAAATGCATAATCCAGCAAAAATTGTTCGGTAATATCAATAAAGTAATAGGATGAAAAAGCTCTATCGTATTTTTCTTTGGTGAAAGATGACAGTGAACGCTTTATTTGCATGTAGATTCGTGCATTAGGACTGCTATCTATTATTTGCCCGTTTTTTATTCGCTTCTTTTCGTTAAATCGTAGAATCAGGGAATCAATCATCTGAACCACGGACTTTACTTTAACCTCGGGCTTGTTTTGTTTGATGACGTCAAAGTAATGAGAAACTTCTACGGGCGACCAGTTTCGGCCTTCACTCTCCCATGTGTCGATGACATGAAGATACTTTGTCTTAATGTCAAATAACAACTTGTTTTTGGTCGTTGCGTCAGGCGTTCCTGTCTTGAAACATTGAGATTTCGCATCCCAGTTCTTTAAAAGGCCGGTAATATTGAGAACTTTTGGGACGCGAGCATAGCCCGTTTTGAAGAAAATCAGCTCCAGCTTGACCATTTTCTGGTCCTTGGGGTTCATCTTACCCCGTATATTAATTGTATACAT